TTACTGCAATGAGGATTGCGATGCTCGAACTTCGGTGTGGCGGTACCCGTTCCGATCAAGCAGGCGCCGCGTGGTCTCCTCGACCAGCCTGTGCGTTGAACACGGTCCGGTAACAACCGTGACGAGCGCCTCGCGATTGAACGGCAGCCGGACGTATGGCTTATGCGTCGTCAAGGCATCCGCGCGGAACTGAACATCAACGGTTTCCAGCGCACCCCGCGCAAAGACGGAGAACGGCTCGCCGAGACTGGCTAGCGCTTGCTTTTGAGACAGGCTCTTGCCGCCGAAATGCTCAGTGATTGTGATCCGGTGCTCTTGTTCGTGCTCAAATTCGGAGTGCTTTACCAAGGGCAGGCGATGGACTAGCGCGTGGGTTTGGAAGATGCAGTTTGCAATCTTGGTGGGGAAATGAAGGCCGGTGTTCGTGCCGCTACAGCTCCGCACTGCGCTAAGCAGACCCTCAACGACGCTGTCGCGCACTGCGTCCCCGTAATTCACCTTCTGCCGAAAAGCGCCCCACGTGAATTCGATCGACTGGCCGTCGTCTGGACCTCCGGCCACGATCGCGATCATGGGGGTTAGCTTCCCGTCAGGGAGATGTTGGTACTGCGGAACCTTCAACGCCGCTATTTTCTCTAAGTCAAAGCCAAGTGCGAAGCCACGGCCCTGGTCTGCGTAGTTGGTCCATTGGGTGACCGAATCGGACTGCTCGGTGAGGCAGGCGATGAACATGGCGTCATCGAAGTGCATTAGGTCGATGGCGTTCATCAGCTGGAGCGCCTTCAGTTGCGCCTGATATGCCTCTGAGTATTCCCCTGGCTGAGAGGCGAGATATTCAAGCTTCTTGACGAATTCAATCCACGTGTATACGAGTTCGCGCGAGTCATTGAGGTACCGGAAGTCGGTAGCCCACAACTCGGCGCTCTCCACAACACCTTGAAATGCCTGGGCGTTTGTGTAGTGGTAGAGGATCCTCACGGCACCAACCTATCCGCCGAACGCCGACGGCTCCCGACGACACGACACCTCTTCGATCCGGACATGGCGACCAAGCCTTGCTAGATCCTTGACACTCCTCTAGACGACTATGTATGGTCGCATTTGTCGAACAACTCATCTAGACGACTAAGTAAGGAGATCTCAATGTCAATCCCAAGGTGGATCAAGATGCCGCACAGTCAGGCGTTCGCTCAGGGCGCGTTCTTGGTGTCGGATGTGACACCCGTGATCGATTTCGACCGTTCTAACGGCGAGAACAGGGTGCAGGCAAGCGACAAGGAGACGGGCCTGCCGCTATGGCAGGTGGAAGTGCTCGATGGTGATCGCGCCGCGTCGAAGCGGGCACGCACGGTCACGGTGAAGTTCGCCGCTGCCGTGCAGCCGGTTCCGCCATCCAACGACAGTGGGATGCCTTTTACCCCTGTAGTTTTCGAAGACTTGCTGGCATTGCCGTACATCGAGCGGTCGGGGGATTTCGGGCGCATCGCGTGGTCGTTCCGTGCCGCTGGCATGAGTGCTCCCGGCAAGGGCAGCACCTCGGGCGCTCGTAGCGGTTCGGCGGTGTCGGCATGACCACCACCACCGATTACCCCTACCCGACCATGCCGGAACTGCCGGACTACTCGTACTACCCGAGTGGGGGCGCGGACCTGATCCACCTGGCGACGGTGGCCGGAATCTGGCTGGCGGTGATCGCCGGTCTCGTCTTGATCGTGCTGACCTGGTGGAAGCACTCAGACGCGGGCAGTTTCGAGCAGTACCTCGCTGGCCCGCTGCGCCGTGCCCGGTGGCGCTGGTGGCTGCGTGGCCGCTGGTCGCATATCGCCAAACGCTGCGGATTGTCGGTGTCCGAACAAGTCACCAAGAAAGACAGCGAAGGCAAGCAGCACACCGAAACGGTGTGGACGCATCCGAATCTGTTGAAGGTCAGCACCTCAGAAACCTGCCTGTATGCCACGGTGCGTACCCGTGTCGGGCAGACGGTCGACGACCTGGAAGCAGCCGTGCCCGCGATCCGGGATGCTACCGGGGCGCATTCGGCGCGCTCCACGGCGGTAGCTCCCGGCACGGTTCGCATGGAGTTCGTGATGCGCGAACACCTCTCGGCGGTGAGCCACGCCCCCACCGCGCCGACACCAACCACCGCAGCAGCCGCGAGAACAGCCTCTGTCGTGTCGTCGGGGTCGGCCGTGCCGGAGACCCATGTGCGGCTGGGGCTCTGCGAAAACGGCGCTCCCTGGGTGCTGCCAATTGCGCAGCGGCACACCCTGGGCGTGGGCTGCTCCCGGTCCGGGAAAGGCTCACTGGTACAGGGCATCGCCTGCGGACTCGGCCCCGCAATACACGAGGGCCTGGTACGGCTGGTGGGGATCGATTTGAAGTTCGGGATCGAACTGGCCCCCACAGAAAAGCTGTTCACTCACATCGCCACCACCGAAGACGACGCGGTGAAAACCCTTGCCGCCCTGGAAAAGCTCATGACTCAGCGCGGTGTGGGTATGAAAGACAGAGGCCGCAACCACACCCCCACTACTAAATCGCCGCTGGTGGTGCTGCTCATCGATGAGTTGGCCACTTTGACCCACTACATGACCGACACGGCCCTCAAGAAGCAGGCCAACACCTCACTGTCCCTACTGTTGAGCAAAGCGGCGGGGCTGGGCATCGTTGTCGTGGGCTTCTTGCAGGATCCCCGCAAAGAGGTCCTGCCCATGCGCGGACAGTTCACCCAAACCATCGCCCTACGGCTGCGCTCACGCGACGAAGTAAACATGGTCCTCGGTGACGGCATGGCCGATAAAGCGCCCGCACACCGCATCAACCCCAACAAACCCGGCACCGCATACGTCATCGCAGAAGACGGAGCCGTCATGAAAGTCCGCGCCCACTACTGGACTGACGACCAAATACGCACCACCGCAACACAATACCAGCCACACACAACAACACGGAAGGAATGAAACCCATGGCTAAGCACGATATGCGTTATCTTGCAACCAAATACGGACAATCTGGCGACGACGACAACGATCTGCTGACCGCATCGCAGGTATCTCAGATGACCGGAGTTCCGGTGTCCACCTTGCATGAGTACGCCGTACGGGTGGAAGCCGGACTTGAGGCTCACGGCCCAGTTCATGTGCGGCTGGGTCCTCGCCGCCGCCGATGGCTGCGACGTGATGTATCGGCTTGGGTGGAGGGACATCGCGTCGTCGGCAACTTCTCGCCACAGGCCCCGGATATTCGTCATTTGGCGAGCGCGAGATAGCAAGAACTCTCTGATGTCGATCACCAAGTATGCGACGAAATCAGGGCCACGCTGGCGTGTGGAATGGCAAGTACCAGGTCGTGCTAAGCGCCGCAAGATATTCCACACCGAACGTGAAGCGAGAACCTTTGAAGCGGAAGTGGTTTCCTCACGCAGCCGAGGCATCGTCGTTGATCCGCGTCGCGGCGCATCGATAACCGTCGAATACGCATACGAACGCTGGCTAGCGTCCCGGCAGGACTTCAGCGCGAAGGTCCGTCGGGGCTATGAGGACTGCTGGCGGATCTCCGTACAACCGGCGTTCGGCCTCTGGCCCTTGACCAGGGTGGATCGTCACAGCATCCAGGAATGGGTCAACACCATGACAGTTGGCCCGCGTACCCGCCGCTGGCGGCATTCGGTGTTGCGAATGGTGCTGCAATACGCCGTCGAGCAAGATTGGCTCGTCAAAAACCCTTCCACAGCAACAAGTTTCCCGCCGATGCCCACACACGACCATACCTACCTAACTGCCGATGAAGTCGAACGTCTCGCGACGTTGTGCGGCCAGCAGGGGGATATCGTGCTGATCTTGGCCTATACCGGCCTACGGTGGGGTGAACTGACCGGCCTACGCGTCACCGACATTGATCTGCCCGCCCGCCGCCTTCGGGTTCGCCGCTCCATCACTCAAGTCGGCGGAAAGCTCATCCTCGGAGCCACCAAGAGCCGTGCTGGTGTCCGCACGGTGCCGATACCCACGCGCATCGTGCCGCTGCTGGCTCAGCGCATCAAAGGCAAGGCTCCCGACGCCCCTGCCGTCACCTCGCCCCGAGGAGCGCTCTTGAGCCGGGAGAACTGGGTCCGCTCCGTGCGCTGGAACGAACAGAGAAAGTCCCTCGGCAAGCCGCGACTACGCATCCACGACCTACGCCACACCTACGCGCACCTCTACGACACCGAGCTCGACAGCCTTGCTGACGCACTGGATTCATTAATAACCTCAAGCGCTGGCACGCACAAACAAAACGATGGCCCACTAGTGGCCCACCAAGAGCAGAATCCACCTAAACAAACCGAGCTGGACCGAGAAGAAAACGCAGAATGACCTGCGGATACTGTGGTGGCCAGGGCCGGGATCGAACCGGCGACCTTCCGCTTTTCAGGCGGACGCTCGTACCAACTGAGCTACCTGGCCGGACGGCAGACCCAACTACTTACTGCCTCGCCGTACTGGCGACCCTGACGGGACTCGAACCCGCGACCTCCGCCGTGACAGGGCGGCGCGCTAACCAACTGCGCCACAGGGCCTTACTCTGCTCCCAGTATGACTGGTTGCGTACCCCCAACGGGATTCGAACCCGTGCTACCGCCGTGAAAGGGCGGCGTCCTAGGCCACTAGACGATGGGGGCCCATTCCGAATCTCTCCGGGGTACCCACAACGCGTGTCGCGTTGGGAGCTTGCACAGCTTAGGACACAACTGCCTCAGAACCCAAACTGGATAACCTCGGTGCTCGCGCGCCCACGCGACCAGTATCCTGTCTCGGCACGCCCCTATAGCTCAGTTGGTAGAGCTACGGACTTTTAATCCGCAGGTCCCAGGTTCGAGCCCTGGTGGGGGCACCAGCAGGCCCCTCGTCATCAGGTGCCCCGCTAGGCAGCGCCTTGATGCCGGTGAGGATGAAATCGCCGTCGATCCCCAACGGCTCGCAGACCTGGTCAACCTCGTTGGCTTTCCATTCGGTCTCGCCGGTCAAGTGACGGCTGATCCACGACTGGGTCACACCAACGATCTTGGCTGCCTTGTTCGCGGATAGGCCGATACCCACCAGCTCTTGGCGAAATCGGCGAGAGATGGCCTGGTCTCGGTTTTCACCAGGTCTCCGGTCGACCAACATCAGGGTTGTCATGGCGAGTAGCTTACCCACCTGGCAAGTAACCGCAAGCGCGGCGCGCATGAATTAATACATACAACCGATAGACACGCCGACTGCCCTTCCGGCATTGTTACCCATTTTTCGGGTAGACATACCCGCATGGCGCAATTGTCATTCACTCAGCAGGTGGCGTCCAACGTCCGCGCGGAGATGGCACGAAGTCGAACCACTCAACAGTCGCTCGCTCGGAAGATCGCTACGTCGCAGCAGTCGTTGTCCCGCCGACTGTCGGGTAATCAACCATTTGATACGGACGAACTCGGCAGCATAGCGAAAGCCCTTGGCGTCAAGGTTGATTCGCTCGTTGCCGACGCGCCAAGGCCCGGAGATTCTCACCAGGCCGCTCCCGAGTTTTCCTGTCCGACAACCGAATAGGAAATACCCCAGCGGTCGGGCCAGTTTCCCGCCAAGAAAATCCGAACCCGAGCCGCTGGGGCCACTGCAACCAGGATAGGAGAACCCTGGCATGTCCCACCGTATCTATGCCCCTGCTCAGCGCGTCGGGGGTGCTCGATGAGCAGCTACGACAAGATCACAGTCGCCCTGGCTGCTGTCGCCGCCCTTGCGGCGATGCTGCTCGCCTCCCCCAACTCGCACGCTGACCAACCGGCGGTCGTGTTCGCGCGGGCGGGGGTGACCGCGTGAGCGAGACGACTGAGCACGGGCACCTGTGGAGCGAGTTCGATCCCCAGCGCTATGACGCCTGGGAGTACTTCGACAACTACCGGTGCGAGTGCGGGGCCGAGTCTAAAGACGGAGTGATCGCACTTCCTGAGCCTCCGCAGGTGCCTATCTACATGCTGCCGAATGACCTGAATATCTTGCAGCTCAACGACGTAATCGACAAGACGAGTGCCGTCATGGATGCGCTCACCGAGACTGCCGAGGACACGGGGGTCTACGTCGGCGACGCCGACCTTAATCATCTCGAATCCGCCCTGTCCGAGTTCTTCTACGATCGCGAGCGCCGCGACGAGCACAGCGACGCGTTCTGGTCGGGTGCGTAATGCAGCAGCCCACCAAGGCATTTGGCGACATGATGCTTGAACTCGCCGACCGGCTACAGGCAGTCCTGACGGAGATATACCCGGACGGGAACAATCAAGGCAGCCTGATCGTTAGCCCGGACTCGCTGCGGGCCGCTGGCCGACACTACGCGGCCCTGGCCGAGCAGCGCCGGGTGGAGATTCTGGCGCAGCTCAGGAAGTTCCAAGCCGAGCGCAGGCCCCCGCAGTGATCGGCATGATTCCTGGTCGCAAGTTTATTGATGACCTTGGCAGACAATGGGAATGGTGCGGAGGTCAGCCCGGAACATGGGCATGGCGCCTCACCGCGTTGCCCTGCGAAGGCCACAGCGCAGACCTGGCCGACCATCAGCCGCTCGGCGAGTATCCACCAATCGATATGTACGACCTGGTCCCCATTGAGCGGAAAGTCAGGGCGCTTGTTGCCGTGCAGCTCGCGTGCGAGGCGCTGTCCAGCTTCATTGGCGTGGATCTATTACCAGGATTCACAGACGATTTCGCGGCGGTCCTGCGGCTACCGCCCGCCGCGTCCAACATCTAGCAGGGAGACCCGTTCATGTCACGTTCCGAAGACCCGACCCTTGTCGAACTGGAACGCGCGGCCAGCGCAACCGGTGAAATCCATACCATCACTACCGATTCCATCGAGATACATGGGATCTTCACTCCTGGACAGGCCCTAGTGGTGCGTCCCGGCGCGCGGGTGTTCCTTATTGTCGCCGACGACGCCGACGAGATTCTTGACGGGTTCACCTCGGATGCTGCCGAGGACGCTGCCGCATGCGCGGCATTCGACACGGCCCAATCGGTCGCAGGAAGGGTCGTCAAAGCCGCCAAGGAGGCTGTAGAGCGCGCTGCCCCGTCGCTGCGCGATGGCGCCGAGACTGTCGCGGATGCAGTAATCAAGGCCGCTGAAGCGGCTATGCGGGGCGACAAATGAAGTTCGCGATCGACACCGATCTTCTCGCCGAGACCATCACGGCGGCAATCAGTTCCGTGCCTTCGCGCCCGACCTCGCCGGTCCTGGGTGGTGTGTTGATCGAAGCTCAGATTGGCGCGGTCACGATGTCTAGTTTCAACTACGACCGCGCCACCAAGCGCACCGCGCCCGCTATGGACGTTGCCGAGCCTGACACCGTCGTTGTCTCGGGCAAGCTGCTGGGGGCGATCGGGGGCAACTTGCCGCGCAACAAAGACGCCACGGTTGACGTGAGCGGCCAGGAAATGGTTATCACGGCTGGCCGCACCGCGTTCCGGCTCCCGCTGCTGCACGCCGAGGACTACCCGAACCTACCGATCATGAAACCCGACGAGGACACCATCGGGACGGTCGATGGTGACACGTTCGCCGAAGCCGTCCAAGTCATCGGCGCGTTGGCCTCCACCGACGAACAGCCCGCCAACCTCACCGGCATCAACCTCACTTTCAGCCGAAACGGCTTGTGGCTGTGCGCTACTGACCGATACATCGTCGGTCGGCGCCGCCTGGACTGGACGGGCAACACGCAGGCTCAGGCCCTTGTCCCGGCTGCCGATCTACTCGCCACGATCAAGGCGGTGGCAGGCCCGGCCCCTGAAGATGTCGAAATCCTGCTGCGCAACGGATCGATGTTTGGTCTGCGTACCTCGGCGACCACCGTTATGACCAGTTGCCTCGGTGAGGAATTCCCGCCGATGGATAGGGTACTGACGCCTGCTGTCTATTCCGCGGTATCCACTGTGCCCACGGCGGAGCTGGCCTACATGCTGCGGCGGGCGTCGTCCATCGCCGACGACGGCTACGCACAGATTGACATCGAAGTCGATGCCGGGGGCCTGTCGGTCACCACCACCAAGAGCGCGACCGGCAAGGTCAACGACAGCATTGCCTCTGAGCACCAAGGTGATTACCGCCGCGTCGCCTTGTCGTCGCGGCGCCTGCACAGCGCGCTATCGGTGGTTGATGACCCCGATGTGAGCTTGGGGTTCCGCGCGACCGGCCATCTGGTCGGTATCCACCCTGGCGCACTGGAGCGCACAGACGACGAAGTTGACCTGCTGGCGTGCAACAACTTCGCCCTACTCATGGGGATTTCGGGCAAGTGATGGCAACCTGCGCCGCTCCCGCAGGCGTCCCAGTGCACATCTACCGCTTCTATGCCTGGCAGCGCGGGAAGTGTGACGGCGGTTGCGGATTCCAACTCAAACCGGGCGACCTCGTGACCAGACGCGGCAATGAATTCCGCTGCAACACATGCGCAGGAAGGTGGAAGTGATGGCCGAGCCTATCGACCTCAATGCTGCCGAGTACAGACTCGGCGGCGACGACTTGGACGTGAAGACCGCAACGGCTATGGCGCTGATCGACATAGCGCACACGCTGCGCGAGATCCGCGACGCAATGATCGCCATGCCTACAACCGGTGGCGTCCGCCAGCGATGGGGGCAGCGATGAACGGGCCGATGACCCAACCCAGTAGCGGCACCGCGACGCGGTTCTTCTGGTCGTGGCTGATCGGCTCGGCGGCGTTCTCCATCCTTGGTGTCGTCACGCACGCGATCCTCGGTGATGCGCGCTCGGCGCTGATCGCCTCGGTGCTCGCGGTCGGCATCGTGGTAATCCAGCTGTGCGCAACCTACGGGGTGCACGCCTTGGTTCAAGAGCGCATCACCGGGGCTGCATACCGGTGGGCGCTGGCGATCGCCGTGGCGCTGGCCCTCGGTGCGTTTGTGCTCAACTTCGTGTCACTGCGCGATCTGGTGATCACCTGGGCGGGCACCGCGCCCGTCATCGCGTGGATCGTGCCGCTAATCATCGACCTGGGTATGACGGCGAGCACTCTGGCGATACTGGCGCTCACCGACGCGCAACGCACCGAACAACTGCACGCATCGGCGCATCCTGCCGCACAACCAGCGGCCACGGTGCACGTCGAAGTACACAACATGGTGCGCACCGAGGCGCATGCCCTGGCGCAACCCGCGCAGGCCGGTGTGCAGTCCGATCAGGCTGCCGTGCATGCTGCGGTCGCTGCACGCCTCACCGCTGCGGGCGTGGTGCGCATCGCCCCTGAACGCATCGTGAACGTCCTTGACGCACACGCCGAGGGCATCAGGCCGGGAACCATTGCGCGATCCCTGGGTGTCGGGTTCAGCACCGTGAAGAACATCGTCGCGGCGCTCGCGGTCGAAGGGGCCGACCCCCATGGCGCCTAAGGCACCGGCACCGGTGGTGCGCCGCATGTTCGCCCTGTTCCGCGAGGGAGGCGTGCAGCCGCGCCCGGACCGTCTTGCCGTCGCGTCGTACATCACGTGGCGTCGCATCGGGTCCACCGATGACCTTGCCGAGGACGACATTCGGGCCATCGTCGCGACGCTGGAGTACTGGCGTTTGGCCGGCCAAATCGAGTACCGGTGCCGCCGCATCGCCGAATCAATGCAGGAGGTGCCAGCGTAGATGCTCACATTCGAGAACCGCCGCAAGTGGACTCGCCTGGTCCTGCGGATGCCCAGCGCCGAGCTGTCCGCGTCGTGCAAGACGGTCCTGCTGGCGCTGGAAAGCTACGCGGACTACCGCGACGGCACCGGGGCACACCCTGGCGAGGAGAACCTCTCCAAGGCAGCCGACGTGAACGTGCGAACCGTGCGGCGCGCGCTGGCCACGGGTCGCGCGCTGGGGCTGATCGAACAGACCTCGGCGGCAAACTCAAAGGCGGGCAAGGCAGCCGAGTACAGCCTCACCCTGCCGGTGATCGCGGACGTTACGACCGGACACCCCAGTCCTGTGGACAACTCCACGACCGGACACCCCAGTCCTGTGAACGACTCCACGACCGGACTCCCCAGTCCTGTCGAAACAGTCCACGACCGGACAAATGCGACGCCACGACCGGACACTGGTGTCCTCCCACCTAAGCCCTACACCAATAACCTAGGGGTGTTACCTAACTCGGGTACCTCACCAGCGCCGCGCATCGCCGAGGACACACACCCCGATCGACTCTCACGATTCTGCGATGAACACCCGCTAGGCACTCCCGACGACTGCGGCAAGTGCGCAAACGCGCGAACAGCTTTCAACGCCTGGCAAGCCCGACAGGCTGAGCGCGATGTGCAGATCGCCCAATTCGATGCCCAGCGCCGCCGCGAGCAGCGCACCAACTGCCCGTGGTGTGGCGGTACGAATTGGATTCACGACACCGAGCCCGCCGTCAAATGCGACCACCAGCCCCCACGCGGACGCGGTGGCCTCTCGCTGGTGCCGCCACTGCCCGATGGGCCTGAAAACGTCAGGGCGGCACAATGAGCCGCCAATCCGGTCCCACCGACACCGACACCGACGCCGAACCGGTCACATTCGTACGTGGCCCCGGCAGGCGCCGCCGCAGTGCGCCGGGACCGGTCTACGACGCCTACGCGGTCAACGGCGCCATTAACCGCACTTGCCCGACATGTCAAGCGCTGCCCATGCAGTACTGCCAAGGCCCCAACGGAGCCCTACGCAAAAGCCCCTGCCAGAAACGACTTTCAGAGAGGCAAGACAGCTGATGACGACCGATTGCCGCAACAAAGCCTGCAAGCGCGCATCGCAGCTGTACCTGTGCAACGACTGCACCACCGTCCTGCGCAACATGCTCGACCAGGTACCCGAACTGCTGGCCGAACTCGATGCCCGCATTCAGAAGCTCGACCGCGTACCGCACGGGACCATCGGGCGCACCCGTGGCCCCTCGGACCTGAACGTCATGGACTTCGACGCCGTCGAGACCGCCCGTGAAACCCGAAAGATGCTGCGCGGCTGGGTTGAAACCGTCGCCACTCAGCACAGCGGACGCCGCCCGCCCGGCCTAGACACCGTGGAGACCCGCATGTTCGCCCGCTGGCTACAGGTCAACGCCGAGGCCATCGCACAACTCGACATCGCGGGAAAGATCTACGACGACATCAAGGCGCTCGTCGGATCGGGCGACAAAGGCGGCGACCTTGTCCGCGCGATCGACCGACGCGAACGGCACTTCGCCGGGTCATGCCCAACCATCACAGGATGGGACACAAACGGGCGCGTCATCGAATGCGGAGAAATCCTCTACGACGAATACGGCGACAGGACAGTCGATTGCCCCACCTGCGGTCAGGAAATCGACGTAAAACGCAACCAGGTAAAGGCGCTCGCCAGCCGCGACCTCATGCCGTCAGAGACACTGCTGGACGCACTGTCCAACGCCGGGGAATCGGTAGAAGCCGACCAGATCGAACGCTGGATCGCCATCAAACGGCTACGCCCGCGCGGCTACATGCACCAAGGCAAGCTCGTCAAAACCCGTGTGCAAGAAGCTGATAACGCTCTATACAGCTTCGAAGCTGCCCGCAGAATTCTACGAAAAGACAACCGACACAACGCACGACAGAAGGTCAACCGATGAGCGACCGTCTCCCTTAATTCGATCAAGGCTTGCTAACAGTCACATCCATTGGGTTGGGCGGTGGCGGCACATTGTGGGCTTTGCGCCATTCCTCCCAAGTCTTCGGCTTTCGGCCAAATTGCCTATCGATCTTCTCTATAACCCCGAACGTAACGATTGATGTGCGATTTGCTTTCTGGTAGAGCAATCGCTGCCGCCGCCACTCAATATCCACCAGTAGGGCCAAGAGGGTCATACATAGACGAATCATGTGGTCAGGATCGGCAGGCGGTTTTCGATAGTCGCCGCTCTGGCACAGGCGGTCAGCCATGCGCTGTTGAGTCTTCGAGAGCCCCTGCTCTAGCCGCGAGAGGTCATCTAGCGTCGGCTCGCCATGCAGATCGTGGGCCAGACGGTTGCGAATCTTGTTGATCTCCCGGAGCGTCTGAGATTCGCTCTGTCCCAGAAGACCCAACGCCTCAACAAGATTCACCTTGCTGGCGAATCTCATACGGTCCATACTGAGAGGCGTTGGGTTCTTGACCTCTGCCGTGATTAGATCGTCCAACGCATTCTCAAGCCATAGATGACCGCGCAGCAATACCTCCACCATGCCCCTTCCCCGCGTGTGCTTGTGGAAAAGGTCGAGGTCAATCGGTGCCATCGCTCAATGCTAAGCGGCGTGTCGGACTCCGACAGTAGAACTATCCGATGGACGCGCGTAAAGCCATTCACGAAATCATCGAGAGCATCCCGAACCTGTTCGGCATGACCCGCAAGGTGACTATTGGTGCCGAGGGTGACACCGAGACCATCGTCTACACCCAAGCCCAGGTCGCCGACATGATCGCCTCGATACTGCCCGACGCCCTAAAGGCCAAGGGCCACACGGTTATCGAACTACCAGGTATCGAGTCGGTGCCCGATCAGCCCCGCCGCAGGTACGTGCGGGTGCCCATCACCGCGCAACCCTGGTCTGACGGCGAGGTGCGTATCAGCCCGCACGGCGACGAGGTGGCCATTCGCAACGTGCCCGACAGGCTGCACATGCAGGACGTTCCCGCGCTGGCCAGTGCGCTCATGGCCGCGCATTCCACGTGGCGCCGACCGAAACGCCGATAGGCAACAGCTGGTGAGCAACCTGCATGTCGGGCCGGGAAACACGCCGCGCGAAACAGGCTGCGCAGATATGTCCATCCTGACCTGCTAGTATTCCGTTTCGAGTCGCTACCCCCATGCCCGAACCCCTTCGGACCTGGGGGTTTCTTCATTTCTAGCTACCGTCAGCGGGGGTGAAAATGAGGACAGCAAGGGGCGCCAGGCGCACCGTTGTACGCAACACCACGACCCGTGACCGGCATCGGCGCATCATCGCCCGAGGACTGCCGCCAAGTCCGTTCGGACCCAAGCCGCCGTGCTACCACTGCGGCGAGCCGATCGACTACGACGCCGATCACAAGGACCCGCTGAGTTTCGAGATTGATCACCTGGTGGCGTTGGCCAACCACGGACCCGACACGATCGACAACATCGTGCCGTCGCATCGCAAGTGCAACCGCGACAAGTCCGATAAGCACCTTGACGAGCTGCTGCCCGGTGGCGTCACGTTCGTCACTGACCGCTGCTGGTGGCCGACCGCGCGGGCTGAACCGATTGTTAGCTGACCTGCACGACTAATCGTGTCATCCTCGCTGGTCACGAGCATTTATCCTTCAGTTTTCGACGAGCTCGTCGGCATTAGCTGATCGCAGTGAAAGGAGCCCAAAGGCCATGAACAGTGAAACCACCCTGACGATCACCACCGAGGTACGCGAACCCCACGTGATCACGCTGCTACGCGGTCACCAGGTCATCGGCACCGTTGACCTGCGCCGGTACATGCCACGGCGCACGAAGCTCCGTCGTGCGATCAGTGGCCGTATCGGTCGGCTGCTGGCGCGCGTGACCCCCTGGGCGGGGTCGCCCAAGGGTGCAGGCCCTCGCCCCTCGCGGTAGTGCGGAAGCCCCCCCTGGCCGATTTTGTTCAGAACCGCACGCCCCAGACCCCTAACGCCCGTTTTTTCTTGGCCACCAAGGCGATTCACCGAGGGTGAAACCGCCTGCGGTGCCATTTCGTTTCAGCACAGGCGATTTGAGAGCCCGAAAGGAGGCAATCGTGAAGTTGGCAGCTGTAAACACCACCAGCGCGCCGCCGCCAGCGGCCCTCACCGACGATGGCCCCGGACAGGCGTTATGGCGCTCGATTGTCGATGCGTACACCCTGCGCCCTGACGAGCTGCGTCTACTGGCCGACGCGTGCGATCTGGCCGACCGGATCGCCTACCGCGAGAGTCGGGCCGCGCAGCTGCAACGCGAAGTCGGCACCAACCTGCTGATCCGTGGTTCCACCCGCCAGCCCGTCAAGAACCCGTTGATCGATGAGGCCCGCCAGGAATTGGCCGAACAGCGCAAGGACCGCGTTGCCCTCAACGATCTGCTCGCGCGGCTCAAGCTGGCCGACTTGGAATCCGATGACGACGAGGACGAAGACGACTACGACGCCGACCGGGACGGCAGCTCCCCAGACCGGTCGGCGTCGGCGTAGTGGCCACGAAGCGCAGCACCCGCCGCCCGGCGAACCGCTCGCACATGCGGGTAGTCCGTCCTGACGAGCGCGTCGCCGAGGCGGCGCAAACACCTGCCGCTGATGTACCCGCCAGCGGCGCGGCGCCCGAATCGGACAACCCCGCGCCGCCGCCCGCAGACGGGGAAATGTCGCTGGCCGACGCGGTGGCCGGTGGCAACTACCAGGAAATTCTGCAAGCCCAGTCCCGCGACATCATCCGGGACCTGGCGGCGGCGACCGGGGCGTCTAAGGCCGCGCTGCACGGGCGCCTGATGACCATCTCCAAGGAAATCGAGAGCCTGAAAGCCGCTCCGGGCGGCGAGAAGTCCGTCGTAGCCACCACCGACGATGAAACCTGGGACCCCGAAGCTATCTGAGGTCGCTCGTCACATCGTTGCCCCGGCGGGGATCGTCTCGACCGGCTGGCCAGCGGTGCGCGACACGTGCAAGCGTCTCGGCTGGGAGTTCGACGGCTGGCAGGACGGCGCAGGCCGTCTGATCTTGAGCAAGCAGGCCGATGGCCTGTACGCCGCCGACACCATCGTGCTATCGATCCCCCGGCAGGTCGGCAAAACGTACCTGGTCGCGTGCATCATCTTCGCACTGTGCCTGATCAATCCGGGCCTGACGGTGATCTGGACCGCGCACCGAAAGACAACTGCCGCTGAGACTTTCGAGTCATTCGCCGGTATGGCCGCACGGCCCAAGGTTGACCCGCACATCAAGGACGTGCACCGCGCACGCGGCGACGAAAAGCTCCTGTTCAACAATGGATCGCGAATCCTGTTCGGCGCCAGAGAGTCTGGATTCGGTCGCGGCTTTTCCGATGTAGACATTCTGGTCTTTGACGAAGCGCAGATTATGACCGAGGCCACGTTGGAAGACATGGCTGCCGCGCAGAACGTAGCGACCAACCCGCTGACGTTCATGATGGGTACCCCGCCGAGGCCCAAAGACCCCGGCGAGGTCTTCACCATGCACCGCCAAGAAGCACTCGACGGCGAAACGACCGACACCCTCTACATCGAAATGTCAGCCGACCGTGGTTGCAACCCGATGGACAGGGGCCAGTGGAGCAAGGCCAACGCGTCATACCCGCACCGCACATCAGAGCGGGCCATGCTGCGGCTGCGCAAGAAACTCAAGTCCCTTGACTCCTGGCTGCGGGAAGCCTTGGGGATCTGGGACGAAGTGTTGTTGCATCAGGCGGTCGTCACCGATGGGATCTGGCGCGAGCTGATCGATATTGGCCCCGTGGACCATATCGCGCCAACGGGTATGGGCGTGGACATGTCCCACGCACTACAGATCTCGGTGAATGCGTGCTGGATCGAAGGCAAATCGGCTCACACCGAGGAGGTTTGGGCCGGAACCGATGTCAACGCCGCGATCGACTGGGTTGCCAAGGCCGCTGGCCGACGCATCGAAATCGTCATTGACGACCTGTCACCGGCAGCGCAGATGATTCCCGGCCTCAAGGCACGCGGATGCAAAGTACGAAGGGGGACAGCGCGAGATATGGCCAAGGGATGCCAACTGTTTGAGACCCGCGCCAAAGCGCCCAACCACGACCAGCTCAGCCACGCCGACCAGAAATCGGTCACCAATGCACTCAGAGGCGCACGCAAACGGAAAATCTCGGACGCGGGCGGCTGGGGATGGGACCGCCGCGACTCCACCGCGATCATTCACCCGATCGTCGCGGCCACCTTGGCGCTGCTGGCCGCTACCGAAACGCACAGACCCGCAAAAGATTCCACGCGATCAGGAAGGAGGGCCGGGGTTCTATGACCTCCACAGGAAACGCACAAGTCCGGTTGCCCAAGGTGAACGGCGATACAAACGACCTGATTAACGGACTGCTGGGCGAGCTGGAGGCGCGCCGACCACGTAACTACCTGCGCGCCTGCTACTACGACGGTCGCCGGGCGGTCCGCAAGTTCGGCTCGGGTGTCGTACCACCGGAGTATTTCAAGATCGGAATCGTGCTCGGCTGGTCGGCCAAATCGGTGGATATCCTGGCGCGGCGCTGCAACCTCGACGGCTACACCTGGTCTGGCGGTGACCTGAACTCACTGGGCTATCAGGAAGTCATGGACGAAAACTTTTTCGGCGCAGAATCTTCCAGCGCTATCGTCTCATCCTTGATTCACGGCCCGGCGTTCCTGATCAACACGACCGGCGACGAATACGCCGACGAACCCGAGTCGCTGATACACGTGGCCGACGCCATGAACGCGACCGGCGAAATGAACGGGCGCACGCGCCGACTGGACAACTTGCTCTCCGTGCTCAAGCGCGACGAGGAACGCAACCCGCTGAGCCTGGTGCTGTATCTGGACGGTCTCACGCTCACCGCCCGCAGGGACAAGGTCAGCGCGCGCTGGTCGGTGGATTGGGCACCGCACCCGTGGGGTGTGCCCGCCGAGGCAGCCGTATACAAGCCCAGGGTCGGCAGGCCGTTCGGTGCCTCGCGCATCTCGCGCGTCGTGATGAGCCTGCACGATCGCGCCCTGCGGGTCGTGATTCGCATGGAAGGGCACGCCGACCTGTTCTCCTACCCGGAACTGTGGATGCTCGGCGCCGACCCGAGGGAAGTCCTCGCCGATGAAAACGGCAACCCGCTACCGACCTGGAAAGCGATGATGGCCCGTATCAAGGGCATCCCCGATGACGATACCGCCGCCAGTGACGCACTCTCGCGCGCCGAAATCCAACAGTTCCAACAGTCTTCACCGGCCCCGCACATCGACCTGTTCGCCCAATGCGCCAACGATTTCGCCGGCGAAACCGACCTTCCAGTTACCGCGCTGGGTGTGCAGGCCAAGACGAACACCACCACCGCAGACGGCTCGGACAACGCCGAAAAGCAGCTCATTGCCGAGGCCGAAGGCGCCACCGATGATTGGTCCCCGGCGTTTCGCCGCTGCATGGCGCGCGCGCTGGCCATCAAGAACGACCTAGACGAAATCCCGCCCGCACTGGCCAGTCTGGCCACCAAGTGGCGACCGCATGGCTATCTATCCCGTTCTGCGGCAGCCGATGCCGGAATGAAGCAGCTGGCCGCGGTGCCCTGGCTTGCGGAGACAGAAGTCGGATTGGAACTGCTGGGCCTGAGCGATTCGCAGATCGCGCGGGCCTTAGCCGCCCGACCGAAACCATCTGTACAACCGGCTGATTCGGCGCCCGACGACACCGGCACCGGCGATAGCCCTTCGTAGCGCGCTGTGTCGCGCACTGGCCGCGAGCGCGGCCCCCTAGACCACCCCAGCCGCAACGGCAGGGGCTTACCCGAAACGGGAGAACAACGCATGTCCGAAAACAACGATCTGCCCATCCACCCCAGAACCGGTCTACGTGCCATAGGCATCGGTAAGCGCGGCCCCTGGTGGCCGGTCGCAGGTGGTAGCAGTGACGGTGATGGAAGCGGCAGCGACGGTGCTGGCGACGGTGGCGAGCCCGCAACGGGATCGCCAAGTGACGGCGATGGTGACGGCGATCCGAACGAAACCGAAACGGTCGACTTCTGGAAAGCCAAGGCGCGCATGCAGGAATCGCGCGCCAAGACCAACGCGCAAGCGGCCAGCCAGCTCGCCGAGGCCAACAATCGTGCCAGCGCAGCAGAAGCCGAAGCGGCCACCGTGCCCGCCAAGGTGGCCGAAGCACTCAAGGCGCATCTGGTGTCACGACACGACATTGCGGCCGAAGACGCCGAATTGTTCCTCACTGCAGCAGATCCCGACCTGTTGATCAAGCAGGTCGATCGACTGCTGGGTCCATCGGTCAAGCGCCGCAAGAACAACAACTACGTGCCCGACCAGGGCAACGGAAAGCCCGACGCCGGAAAGCCAAGCGCAATGGTCGATTTCACGCGAACGCTGTTCGGCAAAGACACCTAAGGAGAAACCATCATGACCGTTTTGACCAGTTCAGCACTCGAATTGCCCGACGAAATCCTTGACCCCTGGCTGGGCAAGGTCAAGTACGGGTCCACCATCGCCACCCTGTCGGGGGCCGAGCCGATGAAGTTCGGCACCGGCTCCTACATGAGCTTCGACATCGGGGAAGCCGAGTACGTCGGGGAAGGCACCGCCCATGGGCCTTCGACGATCACCCCGACCCGCAAGAAGACCAAGCCGTACAAGTTCCACAAGACGGTGCGCTGGACCGAGGAGGTCAAGTACGCCGATGAGGATCAGCAGCTGGACGCCATCAAGCAGATCCTGGCCCTGATCCAGCCGTCGCTGTCGCGAGCTCTGGATTTCGGGGTGTTCCACGGGATCAACCCCGCCAGCGGCGAAGCGGTCACCGCGATGGAAGAGCATCTGTCGCAGACCACCAACGCCGTGGAGGTCGTCTCGGGTGACTACCCTCAGCTGAATCTGGACGCCGCCGACGAGCTGGTGTTGGCCGACCGGTTCATGCCCAGGGACGTGGCGCTGGACCCCACGTATGCGGGCGTGTTCGGCAGCGTGCGCCTGCCGGTGGCCACGGGCGAGCAGGTCGGGCCGAAGATGTACCCCGATCTGGTCTATGCCACCGCCCCGGCTGGGCGTCTGGAGAACCACAACAGCTCGGTTTCCGACACGGTGGGCGCCGTGGGGATCGCCGATGTGGCCACCAACGTCAAGGCGTTCGTCGGTGACTTCTCGGCGATCCGCTGGGGTATCCAGCGGGCCATCGGGCTGGAGCTGATCGAACACGGCGACCCGGATGGTCAGGGCGACCTCAAGCGCAACGGCGAGGTCGCTTTCCGCGCCAAGGTCATCTACGGCTGGGGCATCGCCGATCTGAGCGCTTTCGCCAAGATCGTTGATGCGGTCGCGGGCTAACCATGCCCCGTTACCGCACTGAGACCGGTGTGGTCGTGTGTGTGCCGGTGGAGAAGGCGCAGCGTATCGGCGGGCTTACCCCCGTCGATGCCGAGGCGTCTTCTCCCCGGCCCGCCGCGAAGCGCCCGGGCTCCAAGGCTGTCCGCCGCGCCGCCCAGGGCGGGCAGTCATGACCGCACCGCGCCCACCGCTGATCGCCGCCGCCGATCTGAGCGCGTTCGCCGACATCGCCGAGGCCAAGGCCAAGGAGATGTGCGAGGACGCGATCGCGCTGGCGGGCCTGAGCGCGCCATGCCTGGACGCCGACGACTTGGACCCCAAGAAGGCCCGCGAGGCCAAAGCCATCTTGCGTGGTGCGGTCCTGCGCTGGAATGAAGCAGGGCAGGGTGGGCGCACCCAGGTCAGCGAGACCACCGGCCCGCACCAGTACACCGAGACGTTCGATGCGCCCTCGCCGCGCCGTCATCTGCTGTGGCCCTCGGAAATCGCCGACCTACAGAAGATCTGCGCCAAGGGCGGCACCCGCGCCGCATGGAGCTACGACACCGCAGGCGGCTCCGGCATGCGGCACGGAGATACCTGCGCCATCAATCTCGGGGCCACGTTCTGCGACTGCGGCACCATCTACAACGGCGGCGACGGCCCACTGTGGGATACCGATGAATAGCGCACATCAGCGGCAGGTGCAGCCGTGAACGCCCGCGAGACCGTGATTGTCACACCGACATTCGGCTACGACGGCAACGGAGACCCCAAACCGGACGGCACACCGTTCTCGCTCACACCCAAGTTCGTCGCACCCGGTAACACGTTGCGCGAGTTCGGTGTCGGCGGCGACCTGGAACAGGCCGACTTCACGGTTTTTTTGGAGCTGACCGACCGGGGCAAGGTCAAAGACGGCTACCGAATCGAAGTGCGCGACAAGGATTGCTTTGCCCGCGTGCAGGATTGGGTGTCACCTCGGACCGGGCGCGGCATTGTGGCTGTGCTGGCCACTAGCGGAACGGGGCGCAGCAAGTGACGCGAGTGCAGGCCGAGGTGCGCGGCGCGGTCAAGGACTGGCTGGCCGGCCAAAATCTGGGTGCCACCGTGGCGCTGTCGGTGCCCACCGACTGGACTGCCCGCAAGGGGCCGCTGCTGATCGTCTCCGACGACGGCGGCCCGGTGCGCTTGCCGATCAAGTCCCGGCACACCGTCAGGCTTACCGCCTATGCGTCAGGCCCCACCGAGGCGCGGCGCATCGCCACTGTCGCGGCGGGCAAGCTCGCCGAATCTGCGCCGCGCCCCGCAGGTGTCGCGCACGTCAGCAAGGACATCGGGGGTGTGCTGGAGGCCCGCGACAAGGAGACCGGCGCCTATCTGGCGTCGGTGCTGGTGCCTGTGACCGCCCGGACTGTGGAGGTGTAGATGTCGAATTTCAAGCTGAACCGCAAAGGTGGTGCGGAGGTACTCAAAGAGCTTGCCGCCCAGCAGATCAACGCTATCGCCAAGCAGATCGCCGCCCAGGCCGGACCGGACGCCGAAGTGGACGAGTACACCACCGACCGCGCTGCCGCCGCCGTGCGCGTACCCGCCGACCAGCAGGCCAAAGACGGCGTGCTGACCCGCGCGGCAGCCGCCGCGGGCCTAGAAGTACGCCTCAAACAGTAACCACTGCAACGTAATTCACAAAAGAGCTGACCCCGTCAAATCTGGCGGGGTCTTTTGTTGGCCCGCAAGGGCTGTTAGCCCTTGAAGGAGGGAAAATCACATGGCACCAACCATCAATCCCGACGCCACCCTGATCCCGGACAAGGCCGAAGTGTGGGTCGTGCTGGCATCGGATGTCGACAACATCGCCGACATCTTCCCGGAGACCCCGGACGCCGACCTGGACCCACTGTGGGGATTCACCGGCCTGATCGATGAGAAGAAGGGCATCCCCCTCAATCCCTCGTCGGAAGTCAAGGAGTACAACGGATTCGGTCATCCCCGGTTCCGGGTCAAGATCAAGAATGGCAAGCTCGAAACCGGCTTCACCGCACTGGAAAACAACAAGGTCACCAAGAAGATCGTGTTGCCAGGGTCGGCGCCCAACAAGATCGGCATTCCCAAGGACGTACAGGTCTACGTGCTGTACCGATACGTCGATGAGGCCACCGACCAGGGCCAGATCGTCTGGGTGACACTGACCCCGGCCCCGGTGGAACTCAAGGCGCACGGCGGCGTCATCGAAGGCGAATTGTCCTACGCCGAGCTGGTTGTGCACCACACCGCCGATGCCAACGGCGACGTGTTCGAGGTGATCGACGCCTCCGCCGATGATGTCACCAAGACGTTCACGATCGATCCCACCGTGACCGCCTACACCGCCACCGTGGGCGCGGACACCACCACATCGATCACGGCCTTGACGGCGTACGCATTGCAGTCCGCGTTGCGTCTGCTGGCGTCCGTGGAAGCGCTGCCCGAACCGGGCGTGAGCGTGGAAGGCACGACCGGAGGCCCGCTGGTGGCCACCTTCACCGCCCCGGTGGGCACGGTGAGCGCCACCGGCACGGGCGGCACGGTCGCCGTCTCCTGATCGAACCACCCGCACCGGGCCGGGACATCCGACTCCCCTGGCCCGGTGCGGGGCTCCACAGCAGCGAGTCGGCCCCCACCCATTACACAAGGAGTCGAAGACAATCATGACCACCACACCCCGCAAGAGCGCACCGCGCAAGCGCGTTCCGGCGAGCGCCCCCAGGCCCACCGATCACCTCCCGCCCAAGAGCGCTCGACAGGCAGAAGCCGAAGACGGATTCGTGATCGTGGAGCAGTGCGGTATGGCGCTGCGAATCCCCATCGGCGGCAAGGTGCCGCTGGAGGCGTTCATCGCGTTCAAAGCTGGAGACGAAATCGGCGGGACCGAGCTGCTACTCGGCGAGGAGCAGTGGGCCGAATTCCTCAAGCGCAAGCCGACTCTGGACGACTTCAACGACATCGGGCGCGCACTGAATGAGGCTGCGGGAAACTAGCAAGCCTCTGCCGCCTGCTCGATGAGCACGGCGACGCCATAGAGGCCGACCTGCTGCGGTTCTACCGCATTGATCTACTGGATTTCTACCGAGGGACGTTGACAGCACGTCGTATTCGCGTGCTGCTCAACCATTTACCGCACAACTCCGCGCTGATGCGCGCCCTCAATGGTGGACGGCCCGGATGGTCGGTGACCGATCACCTGCTGGCCGACCTGTGGGTACTGATCCTGCGGGCGATCACACGCGGGGAATCCACAATCGAGGACCATCCGGTACGCGCCGCGATGCTCGAAAAGGCGCAAGCCGCCGCCAAACTCGCCAGCATCGCCGAGCTACGCGAACGGTTCACCAGGCGTAAACGACTGTACGCAAAGACATCTGGAGGTGAATAAGTGACGACCCCTATCGGCTATGCCACCCTACAGATCATCGCGGCCATGCCCGGAATCACCGACTCAATCAACAAGGGTTTGGGGTTCTTGCCGAAGGCGGGCAAGGACGCGGGCAAGGTTCTCGCCGATGGCCTGGCCGCTGGGGTCGATGCTGCGGCCAAGAAGTTTGAACAGGCATCGGCCAAGGTCGAAGCCGCGCAAAAGAAGCAAGCCGACACCGCCGGTAAGGCAAAGGTCGCCGAAGCGCAATTGCAGTCGTTGCGCGACAAGGGCATAACCGATGCGGGCCGTCTGGCTGTAGCCGAAGAGAAGGTCGCCAAGACCAAGCGCGACCACGCGGCGGTGTCCAAGGCCGTGGCCGGTGCGCTCAAGGCCGAGACCGACGCAAGCGACAAGCTCGCCGAGGCCAAGAAGCGCGCCGCCAAAGCCGAATCCGATGCCACCAAGAGCGGCGCCGGATTCTCGGGCATGCTCACCGGCCTCAAGGACAAGATCGGCGGCACCGGCAGCGTTGTGGACGGCCTGGGCGCCAAGGTCAAGGGCCTGGGTGCCACGTTCGCATCCAACCTCGGTATCGGCGTGGCCGGGGGCGTTGCCGGTATCGGCGCCTCGGTGGTGGCCATGGGCGAGACGTTCGCCCAAGTCAACAAGACGCTGGCGTTCTCCACCGGGGCGACCGGCGACAAGCTCGACGCACTGAACGCCTCGGTGCGCAACATCGGCAAGGACTCCCCGAAGTCGTTGGGAGACATCGCAACCGCCATGGGCGAAGTTGCCAAGACCACACAGCTGACCGGCTCCCCGCTGGAGAAGCTGACAAAGCAGGTGATCAAGCTCGACACCCTCGGGCAGAGCGTCGATATGGCGGGCTTTGTGCAGTCCATGCGCGCGTTCGGTGTTCCTGCCGATCAGATGTCGGGCCAGCTGGACCAGATTTTCAAGGTCTCCCGCGCTGTCGGCGCCCCGGTCTCGGATCTGATTGACACCCTGGGCAAGGGCGCCCCGCAGCTGCGCCAATTCGGCCTCAATATCGGCGAGTCCGCGGGCCTGCTCGGCGGGCTGAAAATGGCTGGTGTAGACGGCGATAAGGCCATGATGGGCCTGAACACCGCACTGAAGGTGGTCAGCAAGCAGGGCGGCGACATCAAGGCCAATCTGAGCAAGGCTATCGCCGACATCAAGGGCATGGCCGATGCCGGAAACAACGCCGGGGCCAACGCGGCGGCAGCCAAACTGTTCGGCGGCAAGGCATTTGGCCCGATGCTGGCCGCGATCAAGGCGGGCAAGCTCGACATTGACGCCATGACGGCCAGCCTCGGGGAAAACCAGAAGGGCATCCTGGATTCCGGGGGCGCGGTCATCACCATGTCCGGGGCATGGCAGATGTTCAAAAACAACGTCATGATCCTGCTGGAGCCGGTCGCCACCAAGGTTTTCGCCACCATGCAAAAGGGCATCCTGTGGTTTAGAAGCGAAGGCACGCAAGGTATCCGAGAGTTCGGCAACAACCTCAAGGGCATCTGGAACAGCGAAAGCGTGCAGAAGTTCGTCACGACCATCACGGGCCTGTTTGAGCAGTACTGGCCCAAGATCATCGAATTCGCAATCAATCTGGGGCGCGAGATCAAGGACGTGGCCCAGGTTGCCGGGCCGATTCTGGTCGATGCCCTCAATGTTGTGGTGGGCGCGATCGGCGCGGTGGTCAGCGCCGGTACCGGCATCGCGGGCTTCCTGCGCGAAAACAAGGAACTGGCGATCGCCCTCGGTATCGCCCTGACCGCCACGGTCGGCCCCGCACTGGCGGCTGCTGGTGTCGCGTTCGTCGCCGCCGAGGCCAGGGCGCTTGCCTATGGCATCGCACAGACTACGGTCGCGGTCGCGTCCAAGGCGTGGGCGGCGGCGCAATGGTTACTCAATGCCGCGCTGTCGGCCAACCCGCTCGGGCTGATCGTGACCGCGATCGCCGCGTTCGTCGCCGGGGTCATCTACGCGTACAAGCACTCAGAGACGTTCCGCAACATCGTGGACGCCGCCTGGAAGGGCATCAAGCTCGCCGCCCAGGCAGTCGTGACGTGGTTCACCGAGACCGCCTGGCCCATGCTCAAGGCCGCCTGGGAGGCCATCGGTGACGGCTGGAACTGGCTGGTAGAGACTGCAGGCAAGGTATGGACCGGAGTACGCGAAAAGTTCACCGCCATAGTCGATTTCATCACCGGGTTGCCGCAGGCGATCGCCAACGGCGCAAGCGGCATGTGGGAGGGCCTGAAAAACGGGCTGATCGAGGTGTTGCGGTGGATCGCTGAGCAGTGGAACAAGCTCACCGACACGCTCAGCTTCGATATCCCCGAATGGGTGCCCGTCGTCGGCGGCAACACATGGCACCTGCCCAAGATCCCGCAGTTCGCCGTGGGCGGTTTCACCGGCAATCTGCCGATCAAGGCGATCGCGGGGGTGGTGCACGGCGGCGAGCACGTCATTCAAGCCACCTCGCGTCAGCGCCTGGAAACCGATCACCCCGGCCTGCTGGACCACATGAACGCCACCGGCCAGCTGCCCGGATACGAGCAGGGCGGGCGGGTGCCCTACGGGCTGCCGGTGGGCACCAACACCGGGGGCTACGGCTCCAGCGGCGATGTCTTCCCGCCCTGGGTGCACGAGATCGAAAAGCGGTTCGGTGTCAAGGCGTCCACCTACCCCGGACACCAGGAGCGTGACGGCCTGAACAAGGGCATCGACTGGGTGGGCTCGATCGAGGCCATGCAGGCGTTCGCCGAATTCCTCAAGGGTATTCGCGGGCAGCTGGAGCAAGTCATCTGGATGAACCCGAAGACCGGCGAGAAGATCGGCGTCGCCAACGGCCAGCTTGTCGGCCCCGGCACCTCCCAGCCGCAGTACTACGCCGCCGACTGGGGCGGGCATTCCAACCATGTGCACACCCGGCAGAGCTTCGCATTCGGCGGCACCGGCGCGGGCTCTGATGCCCTGGGCACACCGGTCTCATCCGGGCTCGGCATCGGCGGGTCCGGGGTGAGCGCCAGCGCCAACTACAGCGGCCTATCCGGTGATGACCGCAAGGCCAAGTACGAAACCGACAACGAAGCGGCTAAGGCCGACTACGACAAGGAACTGGCGGCACTCAAGGACAAGTACGGCATCGGGGCCGACAGCAAGGAACTGTCTGACCGCTCGCGCGATATCTCCAAGCGCCGCCGCGACCTGGCGGCGCAGTACCGCGCCGACAAGGACGCCGCCCAAAACGATCCGCTGCGCCTTAAAGATCTGGCTGACCAATACAAGCGCGCCACCGATGCCCTCAAAGACGAGTCGGACCGCCTGGCGGGTGACCGCGATGCCGCCGCCGACCGCAAAGACGCAAATCGGCCGGCATTCGAGGCCGCTAAAAAGGAGTTGGACGCAAAATTCAAGCGCGACAAGGATGCCCGCAAGAGCGCCTACGACGGCGCCAAGCAATCCGGTAAGTCAGCTACGGGCAGCGGTTCGTACCCAACGACTGTTGACGGCTGGATCGGGTTTGCCGCTGAAAAGCTCATCGGCGGTCAGGTCTCCTCGCTGATGAGTGTGTTCGGTGTCCCCGAGCCGCACTGGCTGGGCGCCGCTAGCCAGTTCCTTGGCGGCATACAGGTCGATGGCAAGTCGCTGCTGTCACTGGGCACCGATGCGGGCGCCAGCTCTACCATGCCCGCGCCGGTCACCGGACCCGATGAGTTCGACAGCGGCGCATCGGCCAGCGTGCCCGTCACCGCAGCCGCCCCCACCACGGCACCAGTGGCGGCGCCCGCTGCGCCCGCAGTGGATACGGGCGCCTCGCCCTGGGGCTCGGTGGATCTGCCCGACTTTATCGATGAGACCAACCTCTACGACTCGGGCGGCTGGCTGCCTGAAGGGGTCAGCCTCACCGAAAACCGCACGGGCGGGCCGGAAGCGATTCTCACACAAGATATGTGGCGCACTGCGCAGGAAGGGGTCAATGTAGCAATGGCGATGGCCAAGGGATTCGCAGGCGGTGCACCCGCCCCCAAGGCGGCAGGACCCGGTGTCGTGTACAACATTCAGGCACGCGACACCGAAGACGCCTTCATTCGTGCTCAGCGCCAGGAACGCGAGCGCGCCGCTGCGAAACTGGCGAGGTTCTAAATGCCTGTCGCAACAATCACACTCGCATCATCGAACGGTGACACGGTGGTGGTGTCGGATTCCAACGGCGCCTACCTTGCCGATGACATCATCTTGGACACCGACCCGGACGGCCTGTATGACACCCGGTTCACGGTGCGCACCATGTCGGGAGCCTTTCAACCGGGCGGGCGCATCGTGGGCGACACCGTACCCATCCGCGAGATGGTGATGCCGTTCCATCTCACACCCGCGAGCCGTCGCCGTTTCCAAAAGCTCTGGGGCACACCAGGCAATTTCAAACGGGTGCGTTATCACTACGACGGCCCCTCCGGGCGCCGATCGCTGACGATCCGGCTGTCCAAAGAAATCGCCTACACCACCGAGGATGGTTTCGACGCCGATATCGACAACGCATATCACGCGGTCGTCTCGGCGATCGCGGTCAACCCGATGTTTGAAAGCGCCGAAGACGTCGCCGAGTGGATCAATCCCGGCAACTTCACCGTCTACCTGGCGGCGACATCGGGCACGTTCAAACTCGGCTACGGTACGGCGGGCGCGATCGTTTTGACCGCACCCATTGCCTATAACGCCGATGCCGCCACGGTGCAGGCCGCGCTAGAGGCGCTGCCGACAATCGGCGCCGGAAACGTCACCGTCACTGGAGATCCCGGACGCTGGACGGTTCGCACGCCAACCACGCGCCCCGGAACGCTCACGGTAGATGGGACTTCGCTTGCGCCGCTGTCCTTTTCCATCACCCTGGGCACCCTGTCCTACACCATCACCATCGGCGGGCAGACCACCGCGCCTATCGCGTTCACGTCGTCGGCCTCCACGCTGCGCCAGGCCATCGAACAACTCTCCAACATCGGCACCGGTGGTGTCACCGTCACCGCCACCCTTTTCGGCTACGCCCTCTCGTTCATGACCGGCCCGCTCAACGGGTTCCTTGTCGCGCTGTTCACCGGAAAATCCACGGCGGGTATCCACATCGCCCGCGTGGTCACCAACCCCAACACCGGATGGTTCGACGTGTGGAACCCCACCGATCAAGACCTATGGCCCGAATGGGAGCTAGACCCGGCTAAGCAATGGCAATTCCCCGATTTCGGTTTCGGGCAAGAACGGCGCTGGAACCGCCCGGTGGGCATCGACGCGGCCAGGATGGTCGTCACTCCCGAACTGACGCAGCTGCTTTCGGTGATGTCCGATCCGTTCATGGACACCTACCTCAACGCGGACTTATCCAACGCCGCAGGGCTGTTCAACGGCGTAGAGCCCAGATACCCGGTACCGCCCTACACCGGCACCGAGGACGACCCGGTGCTGATGCCGGTGGTATGCACCGGCCCATCCGGGGCGAAAGTCACACTACGACAACGCCGTTTCTGGTCGGCAGAAAGCGGGCTAGAAGCATGAGCATTGCGGCATTCGCCGAACCGTTCACCGGCACCGATCACGACGACTTCGCCCAATGGGCGCGGGAAATCCGCGACTACCGCATCGAACGGGCCTATGACCGTCCCGGCGTGCAGCTCTATGACGGCGACTGGGTGTATCGCGGCACCGTCTACGGCGAGAACGGCGGCAACATCCATCCGATCGTCAACGAGACCGGCACGATCCAACTGCGCCTCCCGATCGATCTGGAGGACCGGCGCGGCACCTGGGCGGCGTTCTGGGCGCTGGACGAAGACGCGCGCGGCACCAGCAACATTCACATTCGCGTCGAGACGATGGGTGCGCGGATCTGCGGGCGCATGAAGTCCAAAAACGGCGTGACCATCGTGCGCGGCGACAAAGGCGATGAGGTCGTCATCGACTTCCTGGACGACATCGAAGAGATGAAATTCGTTCACACAGCGGGCAATCCGTTCCTACCGTTGTCACTGATCCAGCAGCCCAAGGCGTGGATGCTGCTCGCCCAAGCTGATCACGGGATCTTGCTGACGCTAGCCGCGAACCTACTTCGGTTGCAGCTCACCAACATCAACCTCTCGTTTTTCGAGGACCTACTGGACCCGGACAACTGGCCGGTCAACCCGCTGGATCTGTGGCAGCAGTCTCAGATCATCGTCAAGCCGCGCAAGATCGGCGATTCCGTAGCGCCGCTGGCCCTGGTGGTCGGCAGCATCCGAACCAGCATTTTCGATGTAGCGGCACCGATCCTGGAAGACGCTGAGCTGCAATGGGATATGCGCCGCTGGTTTACCGGCGACCCCGAGCCGTGGCCGGGTGCGGGCACCGATTGGATACGCAACGGAACGCTGTTCGTAGACATCGTGAACAAGTCGGGATTCCGCGAGGGAACCTCCCTGGGCGGCAATCTGTTCACGGGCCTTACACGCACGATCGCGGGCGTCACGTCCAACCATGTCGAGGACAGCTACGACCTGTTTACCGGCGACACGATCGATGAGACCGGCTACCGGCTACCCGGCGTGCTCGGCACCCTGCCGTCCCACCCGTACGTGGTGTATCCCGACGGCGACCTCACCGGCATTCAGACCTCCGCGTTCTCGCTCTCACCTGGCGGCGCGGGCCGGATCACGGTCGGTGGGCAGTCCATGCCGGGCGTGAACGAATTGATAAGTGCTGTCATCCAATACGGCGGCGATGTCCTCGGGGACAACATCTCAGCGGCGATCAGCGCTGGTATCGGCAAAGACGTGACAGTCGGATCACTGGGCGGCGCGCTCGATAGCTTCCTGAACCCGATCTACAAAGACTCGATCCTGGCCAACATGTCCGTGCCGCTGCTGCTACGTGTGGCTAAGCAGGGCTGGGGCCATTACCTGGAAACCACGTCAACCAATGTCACACAGGCATTCACCGCAGCATCCGTGATGGACCTGCGCCGTCGCCGCCGTGAGACTGACCCTGATATGTCATTCACGCTGACAGTGGCCAACGCCTCACCGTGGCTGATCGGGGACAACGGGTTTGGCCATTGGTGGCTCGGAGATCGCGTGGGCGGCACCGAGAAGTATTTGATGCCGAGGGTGTTCGTGCGCAGATGCCGCGAACTGGACATCTCCTGGGACGGCCCCCAGGGGTTGGGCATCAACGCCGTATTCGGCGATACCCGCGCCGAAATGGACGCCATTGAGCGCATGGCTGAGCTGCTGTCCAAGACATTTAGCGGACTACAACAGATAGGACTCTGGTGAGCAAGGAATCTGAACCGTTGTCGGCCGAGGACGCTAAGGCGCTGGCCGACAAGGTTATTGATGAGTCGGTGATCCCCAAGAAGGTCCCCGGCCTCGATGACATCGACGGGCAGACCAAAGCGGTCGGCGGCGCGCTGGCATCGGCGTTGCTGACCGCGACAGAGATGCCGATGCACACCCTACAGCCGTGGGTGGGCGATCTGGCCGCGCAAATGGTGGCCCTCGGTATCCGGCAGACCGAACACGTGGACCCGGCAGCTGTGCATGCCCCGGCGTGGATCACAGATGGGGTTCGGCAGCAGTCCGTGAAGCTCCCTGAGCCGCCGCAGCACACCGAGGCCGCACCGGTCGTGGAGAGGGTCGCCACGGCCCCCAAGTGCCCAAAGCGCATCGCGAAGTCAGCTAGGGCGGTTCGCCGGTGACCACACCCGGTGGTGTGCCCAACCTTCCGGCTGGCGCGCTGACGGTCGCCACCCTGGCCGACAGGCTGCAAAACGTCACGCAGGCCGCGATGCGCGCCCGCGCGGGCGAGCGCATGCCGTCGATTTTCCACTCATCGACCGGCGGCAACATCATGAACGATCTTTCGCCGTTCGGGATCATCGCCGGTCTGTGGGCCGGGTTTAATTCCCATGTCGCCCAGGCTGATCCGAACGACATCAACGGCCCGGAAGACTTGCCCGGTCTGCTGTTGGACTTTATCGAAGACTTACCGGTCATCGGCCAGTTCGTCACACTACTGGAGGCGATCGCCGGGACCTACGACGGCGCCGATGAGACCCTGCTGGCCATCCAGCAGATATTCATGCCGATACGCAAACTCCTGCAACTGGTTTCCGGCCAGAATGTCGGCCTGCCCACCGTGGAAGATATCGTGTCGGGCTGGGAACAACTCGGCGACGCGATCGGCAACGCAGTGAGCAAGTTGCCGGGTGTGCTGTCCATCTCGCGGATCGCCGATGTGATCCAAGACCTGATTGACGGCGCGGGTGAGTTCCTCAACGCGGGAAGTGTTGTCGATAACCCATTCTTTGATTGGGATTCGGTTGTGCCAGGGTGGCTTTCGGGCGGCTCTGTCCGGGCGACCGGCAACGGCACCCAACAGGTGTTGCGTTCAGAACCGTTCGACGTGGCCGAGGGGCAAACGCTGAACCTGCGGGTAGGGTCTATGTGGACCGGCCTGACGGCGACCGCAGGGTCGGACCCGATCAAGGTCGGGTGGACACCCTTTGACGCATCGGGTAATCCGCTGGCTGATGTGATCAAGGGTGTATTGCAACCTGCGAGCGCCGATGGACCCTGGCAATGGATTCCCACCACTACATGGGATGTGCCCAGCGGCGTTGCGAAAGCCTCAATGCTGCTGATCCTGGACTCCGGGGCGACCGGTGGCGTGGTGCGCTTTTCCAACGCAAGGCCGTGGGCGTCGAACCTTCTGTCCAAGGGCCTTGTTGACGGACTAGAAGCCGCGCTCACTGAATTCACCACCCGCATCAAGAGCTTGTTCGACACCATCGGCGGCGCAGTCGGCGCGACTGTCGAGGACATCGAGGCGCGCCTAGCCGCTATCGGCGCTGACGGCAAGATCGACGCCGCCGAACTGTGGAACATCGCCAACATTCCCGCGATCGCGGTGAGCAAGGTCAGCGGCCTCGTTGAGCAGCTGGCAGCCTACGCGCTCAAGTCGGCGGTGCAGACGTTCATGGATACCGTGGGCGGCACAGTCGGGGCATCCATGACCGACGTGTTCAACCGGCTGTCCAAACTGTCATCCACGGGGCAGATCAACGGCGCCACAGGAATATCCGGCATTATCTCCGAGACGCAGACCGGAGTGAACGCGGTCCGCGACGCCATCGCCAACGGACTCGGGGCCATCGGGTCGGGGCTGACGAACCTACAGGTGCAGAACCAGGCGATCCAAGTCGCTCAGATCGCGGCGCAGGCTGCCGCCGCTGCCGCTGCCGCCAATGCCCAGTTGGCCAAGTCTCAGGGCCAGCAGAACGCGGCGGGCGGTGGCCTGAATTACACCACCGTGTTCGGTGGGGGCGACGGCGCCGCGCTGCCCGCTGAGTTCACCGGCTCTGATCTGAAAGTGCGGGGCAACAACGGGTATGCCGGTATCGCCGCAGCCAAGCCGGACGGCAGCTATGTCGTCACCTGCAACAAGCAATACACCACCGATGATCAGAGTCTTGCCGTCGTGCTTGGCGATCAGGGTGGTTCCCCTGATGTGCCCGAATACCATCTGTTCCACTCAGATTCAGGATTCACGGCGGGCGCGTGCCTCAAGATCGACAACGGCAGCGCCACCATCGGCAGCTACACCCGCTCGGGCGCCACCATCACGTTCACGGCGTTCCCTGACGGCACCTGGTCCGGGTCGCTGGGGCAAGGCTCCCTGGTGGAAGTGCACAACGTCGGCACCACATGGACGCTGACCATCAACAGCAACACGGTTCTTGCGGTCACTTCATCGGCGGTGACGTTCGGTGCCAGCACGCGATACGGCGGCGGGTTCGTCATGCGCCGCGTCACAAACGATCTCGGTATTTTCCGGGGCACCGTGACCTACGACAGTATTCGGGTCGCGTCAATCACCTTGTCCGACTATATAGATCCCGTCTATCTGGGGTCTGGCGCGGTGATGGCCCGCACGAATACGGGCGCGGTGACAGTCGCCACGGGCACGACGGTACTGCCGAACAGCTTCTATACCGTAATCCAATCGGCAACACCGGACATCGCATGCAGCCTGGTCAACGGCACCATGACGCCTTCGCTCAGCGGGTGGTATCTGGCCAAGGTTTCCACTAAGTCGAACATCTTCACCAACTCGCTGAACAGCTCCGGGCAGGCGCAACCCGCGATATTCATCAACAGCACCACCACTCCATCCAAATTGGGTTTGCCACAGCAGTATTCGCGGTCAAACTCCAGCGACGGGAGTATTGACCTCACGATACCGGTACTCGCGCTGTCGGATTCGTTTCAGATCTATCTCAACGCTGGAGATGTTGTGCGCGCCGGTGAGGTCATCGGGTCCAACGCGGGTACCCGGCAAGTCACCGGAGACGCAGCAGGCACGGCAACCTACTTCTCGCTGTCGCTACTCAACCGAAGCCAAATCTAGGGGGTAACAATGTATTTCAGCCAGGACAAGTCAGGCCATATCAAAGCTAAGGCGCTGGACGGGTCGGATGTGTGGTTCAAGCCGCTGGTGCTGAGCATGCGCAACGTGCCAGAGGGTGGTCTGGAAATGACGTTCGCCGGTCCATACACCCTGACCGTGCAAGGCAGCGTCGCGGAATATCTCGAATTCCTCGAACCCACCCCCGCTACCGAGGAATAGATGCCCTGGTCTCCCAACCCGACCGTTCCCCCTGCGCGGTCGGGGGGTAAGTGGTCCCCGAATCCGGTCGTACCGCCGCGCAGCCCTACCGGCAAATGGTTCTGGGTACCGCGCCTGCGCGCCGCCGATACCGGCATTGGTGAGGACTCGGCAAGCCTGCTTGCCCACCTGACGGCCACCGACAACGGTGTTGGCGAGGACCGCGCCGCACTGCTGGCACACCTGACCGGAACCGACAACGGCATTGGCGAGGACCGGGCCGCGCTACTGGCCCACCTCACCGGAACCGACACCGGTATCGGTGAGGGCTCGGGCACGGTGTTCCTGAAGTACTTCCTGTCGGGAACTGACGACGCCATCGGCTACGACACCGCCACGCTGCTCGCTCACCTCACCGGGCGCGAGGACGGCACAGGGTCTGATCTTGCCGCGCTGCTGGCTCACCTGACGGGCCGCGACGACGGACTCGGATACGACAGCGCCACCGTGGCCCGCTCTCCCGTAGCGCCCGTGCGCACCGACTTCACCGCCACTGGCGCCTACGCCTACGCGATTCCCGAGTGGTCCCTGATCATCGACTACGCCCTATGGGCCGGTGCGGCATCAGGGCAGACCGGCAACGGTGCCGTCACCACCGCAGGCAAAGGCGGTAAGGCCGGTCAACTCATCACCGGCACCCTGATACGCGGCGTGGACATTCCCTGGAGCCTGGCCAGCATCACCGGCACCGTAGGCGCCGGAGGCGCGCAACCCGCCAACAGCGACGGCGCAGGCCCGACCGCAGGGGCCAACACCACCGCCGTCATTAACGGCGCCACCCAGACCGCGAGCGGCGGCAGCGGGCAGGCATCGAGTCAGAACGGCGAAACCGCCTCCAGCGCCACCATCGCCGCAACCAACTACACGGGTGGTGCGGGCGGCACCGGAAACGGCGGCGCCGGAACCGCGCCCGGTGGTGGCGGCGCGGGCGGCAACGGCGGCGTGTTCGGGAACCGCACACGCGGCGGGCCGGGCGGCAACGGCCAAGCCTCATTCAAGGCACGTCAAACCTAAAGAAAGGCAACAACTATGACCGCAGCGGCAGCACACCAGCGGGCAATCTGCGACGCCATCACGGCGGCAGGGGTCAAGATCACCGCGCACGAGTCCGACCCCGGAACCAACGGCGCAGGCTTGATCGCCACCACCCCGGCATCGTTCAACACCACGTGGCCAGCGGCCACAGACGGCGCGGGCGGCGACGCCGGATACGCCGTCTCCTTGGGCAGCACAGGGACATTGCAAGGCCCTGCCGGGAAAGTCGTTGGATGGTACGGCGTTTGGAACGGATCTACGTTCCTGCGCGGGCACGCCCTGGACCAAAGCATCACCATCGGTTCCAACCCGGTCAACTTCGACATCACCCCCAAGGCCCGATACAAGGGCGGTCAGTGATGCGCCAGCTGCTCGCGGTACTGGCCCTGTGCCTGGCTCTTGGCGCCGCCGCCTTTCGGCTCGGCTGGTGGTCATCCGACCAGCTTTCGACCTACGCCCAAGAAATCGACCCACACATCGAAAGGAAGTACACCCGATGAAATGGATACGACACCCTGTTGATTCGGCCATCGACTATGCCGCCGATCGGTTCTATGACCGGCTGCGCGATCGCCTGCTCAACGACCTGGCGCCCTTTGCCGCCAAGGAACTCAACGAGGCGCGATCCACGCTGGCACGCCTGCTCGGGTGGCTGCCGTGAGGTACTGGCCCCTGGATGCTGGCCGCATCATCACCTCACCATTCGGTCCCCGCGACGGCGGCATGCACACCGGAACCGATCTGGGTTTCCCTGGCGGCTCCGGTGGCCGACCGGTCTACGCCGTGCAGGCAGGCACGGTGATCTACGCCGGTGCCGCATCCGGGTACGGCGGTCCTGATCCTGCGGGCTGGCTCGTCATCGACAGCACCGACGACCAGGGCGGCGGCGTCTTCGAATACGGGCACATCGTCCGCGAGGTCGGCGTCGGCGCGAAAGTCACAGCAGGGCAACGCATCGGACGTATCAACCCCGACTCGTCCACCAATGGCGGCGTCGCCCCACATCTGCACGTGTCGTATATGCCGCGCGAGTACAACCCCGCCCGCAAGCAAGACCCCATGCCGCTACTGGCCGGGGCCGATGACCCTGGCCGGCCAAATCCCACCGAACCGAACCAACCACCAGGAGGTAAGCCCGTGACCATTTTCGGAATCGACATCAGCAATAACAACGGCGTCGTGGACATCGACCGCGTGAAAGCCGAAGGTTTCCAATTCGTTTGGGCCAAGGTGTCCGAGGGCGCAACGTTCCGCGACGTGAACTGGGCACGCACCCGCGACTGGTGCCGCAAGGCCGGTCTGCTGCTCGCCGGGTATCACTATGTGCGCGAAGGCAACGCCGACGCCCAGGCCGATACGTTCGTCGCGCAGCTGGGCGATAAGTCCATCCCGGCCATGCTCGATTTCGAGGACGGTTCGGGCGGCATCGAAAACTACTGGGCTGTCAAGAATGCCATCGAAGCGCGGGGCGTGCATGTGGCCCTGTCCTACATTCCGCGGTGGTACTGGCAGCGCGTCGGCTCCCCGGACCTGTCCGGTGTTCCCGGCCTGATCCAGTCCAGCTACGTCACCGGCACCGGATACGCCTCGGTGCTCTACCCCGGCGACAACTCGTCATTCTGGAACGCGTTCGGCGGCAAGGCCCCTGACATTCTGCAATTCACCAGCCAAGCCCAAGTGGCGGGCAAGATCTTGGACGCCAACGCATTCCGGGGCAGTATCGAACAGCTGCGCGCCCTGCTCAATCCCAACGAGCCCTCACCGCAGCCCGAACCGGTACCCGGCGACGTGATGTCCTATCTACGCGACATCAAGGCGCAGTTGACCGGCTCGCCCGAACTGGGCGAGTACCCCGGCTACCGGCAGCTGGGCAACATGACCGTCACCGACTTCCTGGCATCCCTGGGTAAGCGGCTCGCGGCGCTGGAGAACCGGTCATGACCACCCGGCACGCCCTGCTGTGTTTCCGGGGCACAGGCGGTGAATGGGGCCTGGACTACACCTCCCGTGTAGCGCAGGCATGTTCGGTGCTGGTCGAAGAGGTCGATGTCGATGCCCCCGCGACCATGGGTGCCGCGCCGGTCGGTGCAGCCACAGACCCGCTGGCGCCCAGCGGTTTCGAGTGCGTACACGCCATGCTCGAATGGGCCGTCACATGGGTGCGCAACAACCCCAGCCGCACATTCGGCGTCGCGGCCTACAGCCTCGGCGCGATCGGCGCAGTGCTGTTCGCCCACGAGTTCGCCCCCGGCGGTCGGCTCGAAAAGTACCGGGAAAACTTCCTGTTCGGCGTCACGTTCGGCAGCCCCGCCCACGCACGCGGTCACACCTTCTATCTCGGCGAAGACCCTGGCGGCGAAGGTATCTCGGATATCCGGCTACCCGAAGGCATGTTCGGCTGGGAATGGGCCGACCTCGTGCAAGTCGGCGACCTCTACGCCAACGTCCTCGGAAACCCGCTGGTGGTCAAGGTATGCCGCGACGCCTACGCGATCGTGATGACCCAACAGCTGCACAACCCGCTGCGCCTGATCTTCGACATGCTGCCGCTGCTCTTGCAGATCGTCGCCGATTCGGTCAACTGGCCACTGTCGATACCGCGCACCGTCACCTCGGCATTCCTGGGGCTATTCGCCTCACTGCTGCCGATACTGCCCGTGAGCAACGACAAGACGGCGGCAGCTGTCGCCGCCGCAAGTCAGGGCATCGGATTCGCGCTCGCCCAGCCGCCGACCGCGCCGCACATCACCTATGAGTTCGCCGAAGTCTGGCCCGGAATGACGTACTTCGACCTTGCCGTACAGCACGTAAACGACTGGGCATCAAGAACACCCGCCCGCGCCTAACCCACCCACAACCCGAAAGGAAACTGCAATGCCCAATCCCGTACCCCAGAACGACACCACACGCCTGATCGTGTACGCGGTCATGTTCCTCTCCGTGCTCGGCGGCACACTCACCCTCGTCGCCCTGGGCAAGATGGACGCCGCCAGCGGCCTACAGTGGATCATCTCCGGGGCCGGTCTCATCGGCAGCGGCATGCCTGGCCTCAAGCTCGCCCAAGACATGCGCGCCAGCAACACCGGCAGCTCGGACGATTCGGATGTGGCCGCGCAGTGACACCGGAGATCATCCAAGCCGTCGGCGTCGCTATCGCCGCGATCCTGACCGCCTGGCAGGCATTCACATCGCGCAAGGTCCGTGAACTCGAAACCCGGCTACGCGCCGTCGAATTGGAGCGAGACACCTTCCGCACGAAACTGCGGGCCGCTGTCCGGCACATCCGCGAATGGATGGCCTGGGCGATACACCACGCGCCGGGACAAGCGCCGCCCGCCTTGCCCCTGGAACTACGCGACGAGGTATAGCCGCGCCGATGCAGAACTGCCCCACCTTATGAGAAGGTGGGGCAGTTCTCGGCTTTTTGCTTGCGGCGGTGACTAGTTCGATGTTTGTTTGACGGAATAGTTGAACTTAATGTCTTTTCCCTCAACCGAGGTTGTCGTCACCACTACGTCGTAGTGGATACCCTCGTCATCTATTACGGTGCACTTTTGAGTCGCACCCAACTTGCCGTCCAGCGGACCTTGGCATTCGACTTTCTGCAGCGTGATCTTCTGCTTCTCTTTGGCTGCGTCTTTTAGGCCCTGCTGTAGTGCGTCGGTGGAGATCTGCTGCACTGTCTCGAAGTGAGTTACATGGCAACCCGAGAGGGACAACGCCAGGAGTGCGGAGCCAATCACTAGGCTAGCCTTCATCTTCCACCACTTCCAAGGTCTGTAGGAACGAAACAAACTCGGGCTTCACCCGATCATACTGGTCATAGGGCGAGCTGAATAACAGCTCCATGACCAATGATCGATTATCTGCCGTTCGCACCGCCGAGTAGAGGCGGTCCCCGCGCACCATTATTCCACCTTCGAAGAACTCAAGCTCTTGGCCGTACTGGGACACAGGCTTGAACGAGATGTACTCTGCCCGTGACACTTTGGCGTTGAGTCTCACCGCATCGCCTTGGGCGTGCTTCTCCAGATTCACAGTGGGCCAATCGTAGGTCCGCTCCCGGACGACAATTCGTGACGTGGGGGGTGCCGGTTCCCGCACGAAGACCGCCACGGCCTCGGGATCGCCGCCGTCAATGAGTGGAACGGTTATCCAGCCGCGTGGAGGACTACCGCTTACCTGGACCTTGTGCTTCGCCACGTCAGTTCTTGACCCAGCCCCACAGCTTGCCAAGCTCGGTCCCGAATTCCTTCGGATCAACCGTCACTTCAAATCCCGGCTTTGCCCCGATTCCCAGGGCGATGCCCCAGCTGCCGCCGATCTTCCATTTGTGATCTTGCGTCTCGGCGAACGTCAAATGTGCGCCTGCTCCTCCACCGGCCCATTCCTCTACCCCGCCTTTGACTTCGAGTCCGTGGCCGTTGTAATTCAATTCTTGCCCGGTGTGAATGCCGAGCATTGCGCCGCCCTGGAGCTGCGTCCCCTTCTCAGCTACCACCCCGGCGCCGCCGTACTCGTCCACGCCAGCATTTCCGAATATCTTGGCCTCTATTTTGCCTTGGTCGCCGTTCTCGCCGAGGTTCCAATGGATGTTGCCTTTGTTGTCGATGACGTAAGCCCCGGCATGCTCTTTGGCTCCAAGGCTGTCCTTCTTCACCTCAGAGCTCGCGCCAGCTTCGTAACTGAGCTGGTTGGATTCGAGCTTGTAATCGCCGCCGAGAAAGTGTCCTTCGCGTTCCCAGTGGTTCACCTGGTCGCCGTGCTCGCCGGTTTCACCCTTCCAGACAGTGGGACCTTTGCCGTCTCCGATCTTGGTCTGGTCGCCGAACTTCCCACCCATGGACGTGCCGGTCGGGGTGGTGTTCTTGCCCTCGGGGGACTTGTCAACGCCCTTCCCGGTCTGGGTGCCGAACTCCTTGTCCTTCTTGGCCAATTCCTGTTCCGGTATCGGAATATCCGGCTTGCCCAGCTTGTCTTTAGGGGGCGCTCCTGGCTGATCCTGGGGTAGACGCCCAAGCGTGTCTGTCATGCCACCAACGCCAGCGGGCGTCGTGGCTGCCGGATCGCCGGTTAGGAGTTTCTGGACTTCCGAAGGCGCGAACGCTTGCGGGCTCGTCTCGGCGACGGCGGCGCGTACCGCTGTTCGCCCGTTAGCGCCGACCGCGCTTAGGTTGATCGCGCCCGTGATTTGCGACTCAGCGCTATGGATCTTGTCTGCAACGCCCTGTGTCGCCGAAAACCATTTATCTGCACTGTCTTTAAGTTCGTTAGCCGCAGCGGCCACGGTCTGTTTGTTCTTGGCCGCTTGCTGGTCGCTCATGCCATCCGGGGCGGTGTAGGTCATCGTGTAATCCTGATTGACCGTCACGCCCTGTATCTGGCGAGCGTTGTCAACGATGTTGTGCCCATTGTTCAGCGCTGGCACTACCTCGTAGGTGACGGCGGCAGTCACCTCGGTCACCAGGCCCTCCACCGTGTCGTGGATGGATGTGACCGCGTTTGTGTCCTGCCCCGCTTTGTCCTGCGCGGCGGTGGCCGTCTTGCCCCACCAATCCGTCCCACCTGGCGCGTGCACGCCCGCTTTGTACTCGGCATAGTCGGACATCAGCGCCCGCATTTCAGCGGCCCAGCCGGGAACGTGCTCCAAATACGAGTTGGGGTTGATCGCCATGAATTCATCAAGCGGGGGGAGGGACATCGTTGCTCACCTCTGCCGGTAGATGCTGGGGGTGTTCTTGAAGGCCGTTTCCAGCTCACTTGAATGCTGCACGAATTCCTGGTGCGCTTCGCTGATCAGCTCCCCGATAACCCGTAGCCGCCGTGAGGCAACCCGCTGCACATTCGGGATAGTCCTACTGGTCATCGACTGGATCGCTGCCAGGGCCGGGTCCGCGCCCTTGGTAGCGTTTCCGCCGGCCGAAATCCTGCCGTCAATGCGGTCCGCTATCGCGCTGAGCTGCGGACTTAGCTTGCCCAATGCCTCAAGATCGGCCTTAAGAATCTCATCCACGAACCGTTTGCCTCCCCGCCCATAGCTAACCCACTGGAGACAAGCTACAACGCGCGTAGTGCTGCGCGCATGCCAATCAGGACGAGACGGTCACCTTCGCGTCACTCACTGGGGGGAACGGCGCGCAGTCCGCGGCGTGGGTCCGCTGCCTGCGCTTCGCGTATCACCCTGGCGATATGGTCGCCGAACTTGCGCATGTAGTCCTCGGTGACGTAGTACTTCGCCGCTTGCCGACCAATCCTCATCCGCTTGGCAACACCATCGACCTGCGTCGAAATGTCCTCGCGTGCGATGTCCTCTGCAACGCGGATGCCGTGCTGCTCAGCGAGGTACTTGACGAGGAACTGTGCGCGGTCGTTCATCCACGGGGAGCGGCGAGCAGACATGTCGCTGACCATAGAATCGCCCTACCCTGTTCGACGGGTGACGAGTCCGAACCGTGACCCTGGCGCTGTGGGCCGACCGCTCAGCCCGCCACGTCGTCAACGGGAACCAATCGCGTGCGTACCGCGCGGAATGGGTCAAGCCGGTTAATGGCGGCGTGGCGGCGCTCGTCAGGCACCTTCGTGTAGATCGCGGTGGTTGACAGCTGCTTGTGTCTCAGCAGGGTTTGGACAACCCGCACGTCTTCACCGTCATCGAGCAAGGTGGTACCGAACCAATGCCGAAGGCTATGCGGGGTGCCGGGTGTCCCGGCTCGACGCATAGCCTGGCCGATGATGTCGCTGACACCCTTGGAGTGCACATGCTGTCCGGGCCTGGTGCTGTTCGACGGGAACCACCAGCCGCGCTCAGGCATCGTCAACGCGGCGTCGGCGATCAGTGGGTGAAGCGGCAACGCCTCGCGAGACCCGCCCTTACCGGCCACATAGAACTCGCGCCGGTACCGGTCGATGTCACGTCCGTCCACCTTGGCCACCTCGTGCACACGCAAGCCCTCCAGTGAGGCCAGCAGGATCATCACGCGAGTGCGGTGGTGCATAGGGGTGGTCAGTAGGCGAAACAGGCCATCGTCGGGCACTGGCCTCGGCAAGCGCTCGGGGTACTTCGGCGTGCCGAGTTTGGCCATCGGGTTGTCGATGCGGTAGTCCATCAGGACCAACCATTTGAACCACGCCCGCAGATAGCTGTGATACGTCGCCGCCGTCGATTCGGACCAGTCGGCAGCGTGCGACGCGAGCCAGCGCATGACCTCAATAGGCTGCGCGAGGGCTGGATTGCAGCCTGACTCAAGCGCGAATAGCGCTATGACGCGTAGCCTTTCGCCGATTGTCACCGCCTTTAGTCGGGCTGCCGTCTGCCAAAGCTCCCATTCGGTCAACAGTGGATGACCCCCAAAATGATGCATGCTCCCCAT